GTGTTTACCCTCAACAACTTCACTGATGGTGATGTTCAGTGGTTTCAGAATGCAACGATGTTTAAGTATATTTGTTTTGGACAAGAAGTGGGTGAGTCTCTGACTCCACACCTTCAAGGGTATTTTGAATTCAAGAATGGGGATAAGACTTCGGTTTCTGCTGTAATCAAACGGCTATCAGAGGGGGGTCTGCTATCACGTCCTCATATTGAACCTGCGAAAGGAACTGCTATTCAAGCAATCACTTACTGTGAGAAGGATGGAGTCTTCTTCGAGAAGGGGGAAAGACCTAAAGGACAAGGTAATCGAACTGACCTTGATGAAGCCTGCTCTATCTTGACTAACGGTGGTTCGATCCAGGAGCTGGCTTTAAAGCACCCAACATCTTACGTAAAGTACGTTCGCGGACTAACAGCACTGTCAACAATGATGTCCGGACGCCGCGAGTGGAAGACAGAAGTTTGGTGGCTATGGGGACCAACTGGGAGTGGGAAATCCCGGTGGGCTTGGGAGACTCATCCGACTGCGTATTCGAAAGCAGGAAACACGAAGTGGTGGTGTGGGTACACGGACCAGGCTACAGCAATTATCGACGATTTCAGGCCGAACAAGGAGATGCCGTTCAACTTCATATTAAACCTGTTCGACAGGTACCCTCTCCTGTTGGAGTCGAAGGGTGGCCAAGTCCAATGTCTATTCAAGACAATAATTGTGACATGCCCATTCTCACCCGATCATGTGCTGGAACAATTGGAATGGGTTGGGATCGAGCAAGGAGCTCAGATGATGAGGAGAATCGATCATGTGATACAATTCCCTCAATTAGCTATGATGTATGGGGGGACGCAGATTGGCTAGATAGGGATCTATTATCAATGTTTGATTAATTAAGCGTCTTCGTATTTCATCTGAACTATAGAGTAGTATACACCAGTAGTGCTAGCACCTGTACTAGTCCCGTCTGTTTGGGTCGTACCAACAGCTAACTGCAAATTATCATTTGTACAGGTACCTACACCATCCTCAAAGCTCCAGTTCTTTTTCAAGTACTTCGTTACATTCCAATATAGAACTCTATTAGGGTTAATTGAGGCTGTGGCTCCTGGGAAAGAAGCTGTGCTCGTGGGGTTAAAGAGTGTGATCCGCTTGTGAATACAACTCTTCCAGAGATCGGAGTTCACATCTCTAAGACCATCTAGGGGGTTACCTAAATACTGAACTGAAGTAGAATCGTCCTGAAGGAAAGCTTGCATATCAGTGGCTGATAAGGCACCATCCCAATTGTTCTGGAACTTCGATTTAAATAGATATAAATCTACATAGGTTGGGAGTGGTGTGGGGATAATGTTAGCAATCGGCAATAGAGTAAATGAGATCCGAACTGTGCAGCTCTTGACCTTGATCTTATTGCCTATACGAGTAGATTGAGTAGTCCCTTGTAAGATTTGTGGACAAATATTAATGACATCACTGTTGTCTATGATATTAGACACCTGGATAGGGCCTATCTGAACATCTTTATATTTATTCTCTATGTTTCTGGAGATAGCTCTCTTAACATAGCTCTTAATCTTTGGAGACACCCTTGAAGAACGAGAAGGACGTCGTTTGCCATATCGCGAAGAGCGTCTGCTCTTACGCTTAGATATACGCTTAGACGCCATACACAAATTTTGGAAATAATGAGAACTAGTAGTTGCCCTTAAGTGTCGTGCCCTAAAGTGGCGGGTAATACTACGCTTCGCTTGCCGCCACAACACTCCATATACGGTCAACATTGTCTGGTTAGTGTGCCCTTCACCTTCGCTTCGCTCGGCTCGGGTCGCTGCCCGCGGGGCTGTGATCTAGATGGTAGGCTGATTGGTCGGTGCGGCAGGTGAGCACTGTGGAATAACGGCGGGATGCCTACCGGGGACTGGTTAGTGTGTGTTGTGGAAATTTCTTGGAAATGTCCTGACTCCAATTTTGGAGTTGACTCCTATTTAGGAGTTGGGTTCATTATTATGTCTCGCACCACTCGATTTGTGTTTACCCTCAACAACTTCACTGATGGTGATGTTCAGTGGTTTCAGAATGCAACGATGTTTAAGTATATTTGTTTTGGACAAGAAGTGGGTGAGTCTCTGACTCCACACCTTCAAGGGT